TTGGCGTCAAAGCTGCGATAGATGAAAGACGAGTATGTCAGGTCGTAGTTTTGCAGCCGGTCCGCCTTGACGATCAGGTCGCCGTTGCGGCCCGGAATCTGGAGGGTGGACACCTCCCGCGCAGGTGCGCTGAAGGTGCCCGCTCCGTTGATGTACAGGCCGAAGGTGCGGCTGTCCGTGCCGTCCAGGATGAGGTAGTTACGCATAGGCCGCACTCCTTTGCTCCATCTCGCGCACAAACACGCGCTTCACCGCCGCGGCGATGTCCTCGGCGGACTGTCCGGGCTGTGCGTTGATGGTGATGTTTACAGTCTGCTCCCCCGCGCCGCTGCCAACCAGCTCCTTGAGCTTGGCCATGCTCAGCACTACCTCTCCGCCGGGGCCGTCGCCGAAGCCCTTGAGACCCGCCGGGGTTTGCAGGACGGTCGGCTGGGTAAACACCACGGGGTTGTCATAGGCCTTGCGATACCAGTCCACAGAGAAGCCCCACGGGACGCTCAGCGGGCCGATGTCCTTCCAGCTGGTCACAGAGATGTGGGGCATTTTGATGTGGATATTGCTGAAATCAAAAATTCCAGTGAAGAAATCGACCACGCCGCTGAAAGCGCCCTTGATGCCTTCCCACATATCGTTGCCGAGGCCAGCCCAATCGATGTTCTTGATCTTGTCCAGAGCACCCTCAAACCATCCTTTGAAGATGTCAGCGATGCCTTTGAACGCCGAACCGATCAGATTAAAGATCGATGTGCCGAGGCCCAGCCAGTCGATTGAGGCGACCGCGCCTTTGACGCTGCTCTCGTCCTTGTCGCTTTTGCCCCCGAACAGGTTTTTGAACCAGCCAACGGCGGCGCTGAAAGCATCCGTGATCGCTCCCCAGATCGTGCCGCCGATCGTTGAGCCGATGCCCTTAAAATCGATGCTACCATCTGTCAGCTTTGTGGTCCAATCGGTCAACAAGCTCTTCAGCCAGTCAATCGCAGATGCCAGACCTTCAAGGATTTTCCCCCAGATTTTAGCGCCTACATCCAGCCACGAATCATCCGGCGAATAATCGTTCTCGCCCAGCAGCAGCTTTTTCAGCCAGTCGCTCGTGATCGCGAAACCGTCTTTGATGGTCTGCCATATCTTCGCGCCAGCGTCACCCCAGCCGGACTCCGGTGTCCAGTCGTCACCCATGACCAATTTCAGGAGCCAATCACCCACGGCGGCAAAGCCGTTTTTGATCGATTCCCAGATTTTCGCGCCTGCGTCACCCCATCCAGATTCCGGGGTGTAATCGTCGCCGAGTACGAGCTTCAGGAGCCAATCTCCCACAGCCGCGAATCCGTTTTTGATCGCGCCCCAGATTTTAGCACCTGCGTCACCCCATCCGGATTCAGGCGTATATTCGTCACCGAGAACCAGCTTGAGAAGCCAGTCTCCGACTGCTGCGAAGCCGTCTTTGATGGACTGCCATATCTTCGCGCCCGCGTCACCCCAGCCGGATTCAGGAGTGTAATCGTCGCCCAGTACCAGCTTCAGGAGCCAGCCTTTGACGATCGCAAAGCCGCTCTTGATGGCGTTCCAGATCGTGGAGCCCACGCCTTTCCAGTCGATGCCGGTCAGGAAATTCTTGACGCCTTCGATGGCGGATTTGATGCCCTCGAGAATCTTGGAGCCCAGCTCGGCCCAGTCGATGTCCTTGAATACCCACTTGATCCACTCGATGGTGGTGCTGATGTAGGTCTTGACGACCAGGCCGATGTGCTTGAATGCCTCGCCGACCTTTGAGAAATCGCCCGAGACCAGGCCGGAGATGATCTTGCCCAAATCCCGGAAGATGTACTGTATTGACAGTATCTTGTTGGTGATCTGCGCGCCGACCGCCTGGAAGACGCGGCCCATGAACTGAGTAAACTTCTCCCAGATCTGCTTCACGCTTGCGATGACGGGTTCGAGATTCTTTTTTATGCCCTCAAAGCCTTCTTTCAGCGAGTCTATCGTCTTCAAGGTCTGCTTTTTGAGCATCTGCCACATGGAGATGAATTTGTTGCGGAAACGGTCGTTTGTTTTCCATAGCTTGACGAATATGGCCACCAACGCGCCGACTGCAACGACGATTGCCAGCGCCGGAGCCGCGGCGATGTGCAGCACGCCGGCGAACTTGCCGATCAGCCCCACCGCGCTGCCGATGCCGCCCACCAGCTTGCCGCCGATGGTCAGGATCGGACCGAGGGCCGCCGCCACGCCGCCCACGATCATGACGGCCTTCTTCGCGCCGTCGCTCAGACCGTTCCAGGCGTCGCGGGCCTTGAGGATGACGTCGCGCACCTTGTCGAGGGCCGCGCTCACGGCAGGCATGGCCACGGACGCGATCTCCGCGCCGGTGACCTTGATGGCGTTCATGGCCGTCTTGAAGCGGTCCGCCGGGTCGAGCGTCGCCTCGAAGGTGTCGGAGACCACGTTGCCCAGGCCGTTCATAACGTTGGACATGTCCGAGAAATCGACGGTGCCCGCCTTGACGGCGTCAAACACCTGCGCGCCCGACTTGCCAAACAGCTCATAGGCCTCGTTCAGCGCCTCGGTGTCCTTCTTGCCGCTCTTGGCCTTCTTTTGCCAGTCTGCAAGGGCCTGGTTCAGAGTTTTACCATCCTTGGCGGCCTTTTTCTGCGCTTTGCTCAGGCCGGACATGACGGTGGAGACGTCCGCGCCGCTCTTCTCGACGTTGCCCATAAAGGTGGTCGCCGTGTACAGGTCCATCCCCAGTGCCTTGAAGGCGGAGGCGTTGGCCGTGACGCCCTCGCTCAGCTTGTCCACGTTGACGCCGGTGTCCTGACCGACCTTGGTCAGCACATCGAGATAGTCGGACGCGTCATCCGCGGACTTTCCAAAGGCCGTCAGGGCCTTCTGGGTGCTGTTGACGGCGTTGGTCACATCGCTACCGTTGAGCTCCGCAAACTTGATATACTGGCCAGACAGCTCCTCCAGCGCGTCGCCGGTGATGCCGAAGCGGGTGTTCACCGCGCCGATGGCGTCGCCGGCGGTGGCAAAGTCGGTCGGGATGCTGGTGGCCAGGGACTTCATCCGCTCCTCCATGTCCTCCAGCGCCTCGCCAGAGGCCCCGGTGGCCACCAGTATCTTGTCCGCGCCCTCGTCGACCTCGGTGAATGCTGCCGAAGCGCCGGCACCCAGTGCCATGAGCGGGCCGGTGACGTACTTGGTCAGCGCGCCGCCCACCGCGCCCATCTTGTCGCCGAAGCCCTTGATCTTGTCCCCGGCCGCCTGGAGCTGCTGGGCGCCCACGGAGCCGAAATTCTTATACTCGTTGGTCAGATTCTCGAGATTCTGCTGGGTCTCGATGATCTCCCGCTGTAGATCGTCATATTGCTCCGTCGACATCGGGTTTCCAAACTCGCGTCTGACGTCGACCTGATTCTTTTTGAGGTCTTCTAACTCCGCGTCTACTTGGCTCAACGCATAGGTTAACGATTCATACTCCGGAGTGCCTTCTTCTGTTTTCTTTAGCTGTTCTGCTAATTTCTGAGCTTCTTTCGATGTGGCGTCAATCGACTTTTGAATCTTTTGATTTGCCTCTACCCAGGATTCATATTTTTCATCAGAAACTGTCGATTCGTCCCTGGCCTTTTTCAGTTCTTTAAGCCGGTCTGAGGTGGTTTCAATCGACTTTTGCAGGCTCTTCTGCTTCTGAACCAGCAGTTCGGTGTTGCCGGGGTCCAGCTTCAGCAGTTTGTTAATGTCCTTAAGGTTGCCCTGGGTCTTGGACAGCTGGGCGTCAATGCCTTTGAGGGCCTTTTGAAGTGGGCCGGTATCGCCGCCGATCTCGATCGTGATGCCCTGAATCCTCTTGCTTGCCATAGTCTCACCACCTTAAAACGGCTTTTCGTTTTCGTCCGGGAGCAGCGCATAATCGAAATCGTCGTTGCCGCGCTCGATCAGTATGTCGATGACCTCGCCGGTCTCTAAAAAATCCAGGTCAGGCAGTGTCAGCCCGACCTGGAGCGCTCTCAGGACAAATACCGAGACATTCAGTTGGCGCTCGGTTCGCCGTCCTCTTTTTTTTCCGTGCTGTGCTGCTTGTTCTGGAGCGCGTAGAGCTCGATGATCTTGCCGGAGGGCTCGGCGAAGTCGAAGGTCTCAAACATGTCGATCCAGTCCAGATATTCGTCGATGCTCATGGCCGCCATGACGCTGCGGTCGCCGTGTGCCTCGGCGGCCTTCTTCATTACGAAGCCCATCTGCATGGCGAAGGTGATGCCCATGGCCTGGCCTGCCTCGCTGGAGGCCGCCTTGGCCTGGAGCTCGAAGGGGTCCTCGTTGAACAACCTGCGGTAATAGTAGTTACAGCTGGACATGGCCAGCATTTCCACCTCGCGGCTGCCGATTTTGATCTTTTTGCTCGCCATTGATTAGCCTCCCTGCTGGGTGTTGGACGTCCCCTGCTGCGTGGAAGGCGGGGTGGGAACCTGCACAGCGGTGAACCAGTTGGAGAAGGCCGTCGCGTCGGTCTCCGGGGTGGTCTCGCCGTGGTCGAACCACTTGTCAAAGCCCGCCACATAGATGCCGGTGGAGGTGATGGTGGTGGTCTCCGTCTGCGGCTCCTTTGAGCCCTCATTGGTTGCGCTGCCGACGGTGGGCGCGGTGGCGGTGCAGTTGTACATGACGTAGCGCACCGGCTTGCGGTCGTTCATGGTCTCAAACAGGAGGGCAAAATGCACCTCTTCAGGGTTCATGTCCTCCAGCAGGATGCCCTTCTCATCGGCGATGTAGCCGAGGACCTGCTTTTTGAAGGCGTCGATGATGCGCGCCATTTCGAGATCACCCTGGCGGGAAGTGGGGGCGGTGTTGGAGTAGTACACGCCGTCATCGGCGTACCAGGGTTCGCCCGCGCCCTGGGGTTCCATGGACAGGTTGCGTGCGCCGGGGAAGGTGACGGGATCACCATAGGTCGCGCTGCCGTCCTCGGCGATGGTGGCGATGGCGAAGGCCACGCGCTTCAAACCGAATTTTACCTTGTTCTCATTCGCTCCGAGAGCCATTGATACACACCTCCGTGGTATAGGTCGTTTGGTACATGTGCTCATCGTCGAGCCATGTGCAGTCCTTGTCAAACGGCAGATCGTTGGCGTTCAGCACGTCCTCGATGGCCGTTTCGTGGTCGAAGTCCTTGTTGTCGGTGTACAGCTCAATCACGAGCTGCTCAATCTGGACATAGTTCCGGTCGTCGAAGGCCGGGTCATTGTTCAGCGGATACAAAAAGCAGATGAACGGCGGCCCGGACGGGCGGTTATTGTCGTCCTTGTCGAAATGATCGTAGGCGCTCGGCAGGCCGACGGACGCGATCATGTCCGCAATCTCATCATAGGTCATAGCTTGCTCTGCACCTCCCTGACAAAGGTCTCCGCGATCTCATCGGCGATGGGCGCGATATGCTCATGCGGCGGCGTCGCCGGATAGGTGCGGCCCGTGCCGTTGCGGGTGACGTGGCCGTACTCCAGCAGATGCGGGAGGGCGGGGTGGTTGTTGAAGATCACCGCGGTGGTGTACAGGCGGCCCTGGTTGACCTGGGACGTCCAGCCCTTGGCATAGTCACCGGTATGCGATTTGGTGGCCTGCTTGGAGGCCCTCCGCATGGCCTGCGCGCCCTTCTTGGCCGTCTGTGTGACGATCTCCGTCATATTGCCCTTGACGTCGTCCTGATACTCCTCGAGTATCTTCCGCATATCCTCGGCCAGCTTGTCGATTGCAGTTTTACGCGCCATGGATGCCCACCTTCTTTTCTGCGTAGAGCTCCATGTAATCCGTGGCGGGGTTGCGATAGGTGCGATATATGGCATAGCGCACGCCGTCATACTCGCATTCGGCCTCGCCCTGATATTCTGCGTGGAATACGTCGAAGCGGTACTCAGGCCGGAAACCGGACTGTCCGCCGCTGAAAAACTCGGCGCGGGTGACGCTGTTGACCTTGGCGAACACCTCCCGCGTGGTCTCGCCTGTTTCGCGGTATACGCCGCGGGCGTCCTTTTCGCGGGTGGTGCCGATCAGAATGATGGTGGTGTCAGTCATTGGCTACCGCCTCCCTGAATTTGCGGGCCTTCAGCGC